CGAAACGCACGAAGAATACGAAGCTAGCGTCCCTAAAATGGGTAATAAGCTAAAGCTTGGGAAAACCCAAGACATTTGGTTCATTGTTTGTGGAGCATCAAGAGTATCTGGAGCAACATTGGCCATTTTAGAACAAATAAAGGATAGAGAAGTAAAAGTAATTTATATTGTTCCCGATCCTTTCTTCCTTTCCTCAACACAAAAGAAACAACATAAAGTCGTATTTGGAGTTCTTCAAGAATATGCAAGATCTGGAATGATCCACTCTCTTTGGCTTATTGATAATAAAGAAGCAACAAAGATCGTTGGGGAAGGAGCGTTGGGTTCTTACTATGATAACACAAATTCAGCAATAGCAAACTTCCTTGCAAACTACAATTGGTTTCAAAAAGCAGAACCAATTGTTGGCAATCTTCATGAACCAAAAAAGATATCAAGAATTAGAACCGTCTCTATCGGAGACACTCAAAATAATGAGGAAAAGTCATACTTTTTACTTGACAATATAACTGAATCATGTTATTATTATAGTATAAGTTCTGAGGATAAAGAAAACGATAAACAGCTTCTTTCTAGAATCAGAACCTATTTAGAAAATAAGAAAGAAACAACTTTTGGAATTTGGGAGAATGGTTCATCCAATTCCTTTTTCTATTCCGTAAAATTCACACACTTCATCCAAAGCGAAAAAAAATGAGCATCCTTTTAGAATACGTCTGGTTAGACGGTCATAAAACAACCAATTTACGTTCGAAAATCAAAGTTGACAATTTTGGTCACTTAGGTTTTGCAGCTACAAGCACTAATTTTCCTATTGAACATTGTCCTATATGGAACTTTGACGGATCATCAACACAACAAGCTCCCGGATCTTCATCTGAATGTCTTTTGAAGCCAGTTAGAACTTATTGTTTTGAGAAAAACCATTTTATCGTTCTCTGTGAGGTCAATAATATCGACGGAACACCTCATTCCACAAACTCCCGAGCAGTACTTCGTGAAATTCATAAAGATTGTGAGGAACAGTTTTGGTGGGGCTTCGAACAAGAGTACTTCATCATGGAAAAATCCAATCTTATTCTTGGGTGGAAAGAGTATTTCGCACCACCCCCTCAAGGACTTTATTATTGCGGTGTTGGTTCATTTAATGCCGTTGGAAGAGACTTAGTAGAAGAACATTTGCACAAATGCTTAAAAATGGGAATAAAATTAACAGGAGTCAATGCGGAAGTCGCTCTTGGGCAATGGGAATATCAATGTTTTGCTAAAGACACCTTAAAAGCTTGTGACGATTTATGGGTTTCTCGTTATGTTCTCTCAAGATTAGCGGAGAAATCAGGTTATGATATTAACTTGCACCCAAAACCAGTTGCTGGTGATTGGAATGGCTCAGGATGTCACACCAACTTCTCAACCGATTGGATGAGATCAGGATTCTACGGAGAACAAGGAATTATTGACTTGATGACAACATTCGAGAAAAACAAAGATAAGCACATGGCAGTTTATGGAGAAGACAATGATCAACGATTAACCGGAGACCATGAGACACAAAGTATTGATAAATTTTCTTATGGTGTTGGAGATCGAGGAGCAAGCATTAGAATTCCATATTCAATGGCAGATAACAACTGGGCTGGCTATATCGAAGACAGAAGACCAGCATCTAATTGCGATCCTTACGAGGTTGCAGCCGTGATTATTGAATCAACTACAAATAAATAAAAAAATAATTTGACAAACTTATCAAAGTGTGTTATAATATGTACATCATTTAAAAGCGGAGGATAAATGAAGAAACTTATACCATTATTTATGGGCTTTGTGTTGGGCTTTTCCAATCCAATAGCAGCCAAGACAACAACCTATAATGAAAAGAATATAGGAGCATGTTTAGGAGGATATTGGTGTGAAGGGGGTTTTCCCGGAGCATCTTATCTTAGAGTAAAGACAAAAGCCGACGGAAAAGCATTCTCGGAATTTCAATATGGAGTTGCATTTCCAACGATACTGACTGTAAAAGCAGTAACTGGCGTTCAACTTGATAAGTCTCGAATAGGCATGGGTCTTAGACTTTATCCTTTGGCTTTTGGACCACAAGTGGAGTTTTATAAGAAAAAGAGATCATTCTCTATTTCAATAGAAGCATGTTATGGTTATTCCATGGACCCCGTGGGAATTCTTATAACATTTGGTTTTCGAAAGGAACCAAAAACAATAAGATTATGAAAAAAATACTTGACAAACTTATCAAAGTATGTTATAATATAAATATAATAAAGCAAATGACAAACAAAATCTATAGGAGGATATATGTCGAACAATGAAAGTAAAACATACAAGGGTCGCCCTGTTAAAGAATCACATCAAACAGAAAGTAACGGTTGGGATCCCGAAGATACTTATCACGAAACAACAGATCGATATGGTCGAATTAAATACGTGAGTGAGTATGAATTGGATAATAACGAGGCTGTATCTTTAAGAAAAAAATCTAACAAAAATGTTATAAACAGTCAATATACTAGCATGTCTGACGACGAGCTTCTTGATGAATGGACTGATCACTATATAAGGGCAAATTATTCTGATCGTATAACATTTGACGAATGGAAACAAAGATATATTAAATAAAAATAATACTTGACAAACTTATCAAAGTATGTTATAATATATATACTCAAACAAACAATGGAGGTAAATATGAGTAAATCAAATTCTGGAAATTCTAATTCTGGCAACGGAAGAGGACAAGGGAACGCTGGCGGATGGCCAAGTACAACTGGAAATCCATCTGGTGGGAATAGAAGCAACGCACCATCGCGTTCTTCTAAAAGATAAAAAACACAAACCTTTATTAAGGTCGCTCTTACATCGCTAAAAATAAAAAAAATAAAAAAAATACTTGACAAAAACGTCAAACATGTTATACTAATAACACGATGGTTGTTTTGGGAAGTCAACCGAAATTCAAATCTCAAAAATTAACAATGACAACTAACACCTGAGGAGGATATATGTCAACATCAATAAACACATTCACATTCAACGCTAACGTTTATAGCGGAAGTTTCACCAAGCGTGACGGTTCCACTCGACCAATGCGATTCATTAAGGAAAATGCGGTCCCTCAAACCCTTCGAGGATCTGGCCAAAAACCACAATATCTTGATTCAAAGCACGAAGTAGTCTATGACTTAGATAAAAATGGTTGGAGAGTCTTTAATCACGACACCGTAATCGAAACACCTTCACATTCACGACAAGAAGTAACTATCAACGGATAGTAACGAAAAGTCTAACATTTCAACAAATAAAAATTAATAAATTACGGAGTTATTTCCTTCCAGTTGTTTGCCAAGTAACCAACGCTTATAAAAAACTTGGCCCTCTTTAACTTCCTATTACAAGGACTGTAAATGGAAGAAATCCGGTTGGGATACAAAGTATCTTTGCCTTAGACAGTAAAGTCAATAATAACAATAAAGGAGTTAAATTATGGCATTAAATTTAGAAGCGATGCGAGCAAAGCTCGAAACATCGAAGAACGGTAATTATTCATCAAAGAATGATACTAAGTGGAGACCTGAACAAGGCGACCAAACAATTAGAATTCTTCCAACAAAGGATGGAGACCCTTTCAAAGAGTTTCAGTTTCATTACAATGTTGGCAAGAACCCAGGGATTCTCTGTCCGAAGAGAAATTTTAATGAAGAGTGCCCCATCTGTGACTTTGCCTCAAAGCTATGGAAAGAAGGCGTTACCAACAACGATGATGTTGCGAAACGCGAAGCTAAGAAACTATTTGTTCGAAAGCGTTACTTCTCTCCAATTTTAGTTCGAGGAAGAGAATCAGAAGGCGTTAAGATTTGGTCTTATGGTAAACAAGCATATGAAACTATTTTAGGTTATGTTTGTGATCCCGATTATGGAGACATAACCGATATTGAGGCTGGAACTGATGTGGTATTAAATTACAACATTCCCGGCACTCCCGGATCATTTCCTAAGACTATCTTAAAGCCACGTCGTCGTCCATCCATTCTCTGTGATGATGATGTAGCGGACTGTGAAGCGATTTTGGAGGCAATTCCAGACATTGGGTCACAGTTTGAGAGAAAGACAACCGCTGATGTTCAAGCAATATTGAACGAAGCTTTATCTGCTGATGGGTCCGAGGGTCATACCTCAGAGACTCAGAAATATGGATCAAGCGGAGATGCGGTTGACGATGCTTTTAATAAGCTCGTGAGTTAAGAGAGAATGTCGGTCGCCCTCTCCGTTATGAGGGCACTTCCGCTCCAATCAGACTGGGAAGTAAAGAAAGAAGGCTGATAAATTTTAAAGTGGTGATCCCACAAAGGAGGCTTTGTGCCTAATAACATGAAAGAAACTGAAGTCAATATGGCTCCAGAGTTCCACACACTAAAAATGCAATCACAAGGAATCAATTCTATTCATTCTGCTGTATCTGAATTTATTGATAATTCTATGGATGCTAATGCTGACCATATCTACATAAAATCTGTTAATAACAAACAAGGTAAATTCGATCTATTCATCTCAGATAATGGCGATGGAATGACGTATGAAAAATTAATTACAATCTCAAAAGTTGGAGCTTCTAGAAAAGAAGGTCAAGCCAATTTTGGATGCAGAGGAGTGGGTCAGAAAAATGCAGCTTGCAAACTATCTAAAACCGGCTACGAAGTTTATACAAAAACTGAAAATTGCAATAAGATAAATTATTCTAAATTTGACATAGATGATTGTCTGAACAGACAAACAGACAATGATTGGAATTCTTTGTATGCTTTTGAAGAAAAGGAACTAGATGGATTAAAGGATGAAGAGGTTTATGATCACTTCAAGCACCATTCAAAAGGAACAATAGTAAAAATTTCTTGTATACTCAGAGCCGCTGCAAAATCAAAAAAAGATTTTGATAAAAAAGTAACATCATCTGAAGTTAATATAAGAACCATATCAAAAATTTATAGACATCTTATTTATCAAGATAAGGTTTCTCTTTTTTACAATGATAGTAAACTAAAACCAAAAGGTCATGGATTTGAACACAAAGTTCCTTATCAAGACTTTGTTTTCTTCAGTGACATGCATAAAGATGGGTGGATTGAGCACACAATTCATCCTTGGACAGGTGGTGTCTTCGATTGCAGGTTTAGATTCATAAGAGTTGCGAGCAAAAGCACATTAGGAACCAACAGTTCTAAAGGTGGTCTAGAAATTTTAAGACTTTCTCGTGAAGTAACCGGAAAAACATTGTCAAGGTTTGACAAAAATTATGATCTTGGTCATTTAATAATTGAATATGACGCAGAAGCAGAATTTTTAGATGAATGCTTAATAAGCAATGGTGACAAAACAATAAATTCTTTAGCACCAGCCACAGATAAGTTTGACTTAGGAAGCTATCTTGGCAAACTTTTTAAGAAAAAATACTATCCTAAGATTATCGCGATAAACAGAGAAGATAGTTTTGAAAAAGGTTCAAAAGCAGACCAAAAAAATTATTGGAATCATCAAGAATCAATCTTAAGAGATCGTCTTTATCAAACTTTTAAAAACTCACTAACACTCTTAGGCCAATCAGAAGATGAGGTTTCTGATCAATTAACTAAAGAATATAAAATTCCAGGAACTGAATTTAGATTAGATCTTGTGTGCAATGATATACCTTATGAGGTTAAAGTGAGTCACAACGATCCAACAAAATCAGTTGGACAGGTCTTGTCTTATATTCCATGGATAGTAAAAGATAAAACACGCAATTTTGTAAAAAATGGAAAAGTAAAGTTTGTTTTAGCTATTGGTTCAAAAGAAACCAGTTCTTTAAAAAAGCACATAAAGATGATAAACGATTCATATTTTGTAAAGATTGATGATGAGTTGATTGGTGTTAATATAGTTCTCCATAGCATAGCGGAAAAAAACAAAGACATTATTGATGCTCCACTAAGTTTAGAAGAGAAAAACAAATCAAAAAACCTTTCTTAAGCACTATAGGTTTTGGAGAGCTTGTCTATTATCGATAAAGGCTCCTCATTTTTAATCTAACACAAGGAGACAATATGATTAATTTATTAGCAGTGCTCTTCACCGCATGCGGTGAAGATGAGAAGGAAGACACAGCTCCAGTTTCAGAGCTAGTTTCCGAAGAAGAAGCAGAGGAAGAAGAAACAACAAAATAAAAGTTCATAGCACCTCCGAAAGACAATGAACAAGCAGGGTTTGGGAAGTCTCCTGCGTTGAAAAAGGACTTCCTTTTTTATAAGGAAATAACAATGGCAAAAATAATACAAATGGCAACAATGAAACCGGGCAAGATCTCAATAGCGGATCTTAAGAGGTCAATGAACAAAGCAATGGGCATCGATGCAGCATATGATCTTAGAAAAGACAACCCAACCGAAGTAAAGGAGTGGATTCCAACAGGATCACGTTGGCTTGATTCAATTACATGTAAAGGAAAGATGGGAGGAATACCCGTTGGAAAAGTAACAGAAATCGCTGGTCTTTCATCTGTTGGCAAGTCCTACCTCGCAGTCCAAGTAGCCGTCCAAGCACAGAAACAAGGGAAATTCGTTGTCTACTATGACGCAGAATCAGCAATTGACCCACAATTCTTAAAGGATGCCGGTATCGACATGAATAAGAACTTTCTTTACGTTCAAGCCGTTTCAGTTGAAAAAGTACTTAAAGGAATTGAAGGCATGATAAACCAATATGGAGACGTGCAACAGTTGGTTTTTATCTGGGATTCAATAGCAGCAACATCAGCCGAAGCAGATTTAGAGGGCGATTTTAACCCTCAATCCTCAATGGCAGTTAAGCCTAGAATTTTTTCAAAAGCTTTTCCGAAATTAACAGGTCCTTTAGCAAATGGGCAACACACTTTGATTCTCGTAAACCAGTTAAAAACAAATATTCCAAAAAACTATACCGAAGCATTAACCACACCATGGAAAGCACCCGGTGGCTTAGCAATAGAGTATGCTTGCTCCCTCCGAATATGGCTTACAGGTCGTAAGTCAAAAGCGTCATTTGTTTATGACGAAACAGGAAGACGAGTTGGCTCCGAGGTTAAAGCAAAGATTAAGAAGTCTCGTTTTGGAACCCAAGACAGAATGGCAGTCTTCCAAATACGATGGGGAGATAACGTTGGCATCATGGATGAAGAGTCTTGGCTTGAAGTTATCAAACTGTCATCATCTTATCGAGTTGGCGGTGGCTGGTGCTATCTTACAACCGAAGATGGCAAAGAACACAAATTCCGTTCAAAAGATTGGGCAGACAAATTAAAAGATAAGAAATTTAAAGAGATGATCATCAAAATAATGGATGATGAGTTAATAAAGAAATTTGAGTCTTCCGGTTCCAATATAGTCCCAGAAGGCGTAGAGGACTAAAACCATAAAACTCCTGTTGTTTTCGGCCCCTGACATTCGTTGGGGGCTTTTTTTTATCTTTTTTTTCCTTGACAACTTTGGAGTATTGTGTTATAATATTAATATCTATAAAACAACGGAGGGAAATTATGGACTATACAAGTTTATGGATAGCATTTGCTATCGTTTTCATTATTGCACCAATAATTGGATCATGGGCGATCCACCAAGATTGGAGATAATGTGAAGAAATTACTAATAATTGACGGTCTCAATATGTTTCTAAGAAGCTATGTTGTGAACCCAACGCTTGCTCCAAACGGACATCCAATTGGAGGCACCATAGGCTTCATGAAGAGCCTCCAAAAGGTTTGCGGTATGTTTACACCGGACGAAATAATAGTGGCGTGGGATGGCCACTCAGGCTCCTCTAAACGCAAAAAGATGAACAAGAACTATAAAGACGGTCGAAAGCCTGTTAGATTCAATAGACGAATGGTGGAACTCAATGATGAAGAGCAAGTAGTAAATAAGGCAGAACAGTATATAAAGCTCGTGGAATACCTAAATGAGACACCGATAATTCAAATTGTTGTGGATTACGTTGAGGCTGATGACATTATCGCTTATGCTTGTCGACATGATAAATACAAAGGTTGGCACAAACATATTATATCAAGCGATAGAGACTTCTTCCAACTTATAAACGAAGAAACTGTCCTATATCGACCAATACAAAAGAAACTGGTTGACGAGGCAAGCCTTATGGAAGAACACGGCATTCATCCCAACAACTTTGCTCTTGCTCGAGCTATTGCCGGAGACAAATCAGACAACTTGCCGGGAATTCCCCGAGCAGGTCTCAAGACAATCAGAAAACGGTTTCCATTTATGAGTGGAAAAGAAGCACAGACCGTTGAAACAATTGCACAAGCATGTAATGACGTGAAAAAGAAAGTCAAGATTCACGAAGGCATTCTTGCTAACTTACCATTAATTCAAAGCAACTACGACATTATGCAACTCTACACGCCAGTCTTTGGTTCAACAACAAAGCGGACTATTGATTTTGCAGTCGAAGGTTTCGAACCAGAATGGAAGAAAATAAAGTTCCTAACGCTATTAATGGCTGATGGACAGATTAACTATAAGTTTGATTTGCTTTATGCAAATTTTAATAAAATAATGCTTGACAAACAAGAATAGTATGTTATATTTATAAACACTCGGAGGATAAAGATGCATAAGGATAATGAAACTTTTGTGGGTTATGGTAAAACCTTCCAAGAAAGCGTCGCACGTTTAATGTTAGAGGATAGACCGTTTTGCGACCAAATAGAAGAAGTCTTAGAGATAGAGTTCTTTGACTCTGCTTATCTCAAGGCTTTTGTTGAGATAATATTGGATTACAGGAAGAAGTATGAACAGCACCCTCACTTTTCAACAATACACACAGAAGTAAAAAAGGGAGGTAAGTCTTTTGACAGAGCAGTCAATAGCCAAGTTAGAGCTTTCATTGTGAAAATCCAATCAGATGAGATCAACGACAAACAATATGTAAAAGATCAAGCAATTGACTTCTGCAAAAAACAGTGTCTCAAAAAGGCAATCTTGCGATCTGCTGATCTGGTAAAGAAGGGAGATTATGATTCAATAACTAAGATTATCAACGATGCTCTTACAAAAGGAAATGATCAAAACTTTGGTCATGATTGGTACGTTGATATAGACCAACGATACCTCCGTACGTCAAGGAAACCCATAACAACCGGTTGGCCAAAGATGGACGAGATAACCAAGGGTGGAATAGGGTCTAAAGAATTAGCCGTAGTCATTGCTCCAACAGGAGCCGGAAAGTCTATGGTCTTGGTTCACTTGGGATGTCAAGCCTTAAAACTTGGTAAGAAAGTTGTTCATTACACTTTGGAGCTTGGAGATACTGTCATAGGGCTTCGTTATGACTCGTGCTTATCAAAGGTGCCCCTCATGGATATAATGGATTCTAAAGAAATTGTAAAAGAAAAGATCGCTGACATTGCTGGTAAACTAATTATCAAAGAATACCCAACCAAATCTGCTTCAACGAAGTCTATAAAGAATCATTTGGAAAAGTTAAAAAAGCAAAATATCTTACCAGATGTTGTCATTGTTGACTATGCTGATTTACTTCGTCCTATTTCAACAAGTGCTGAGAAGAGACATGAATTGGAAAGTATTTACGAAGAATTACGAGGCATGGCCACTGAATTTAACTGTGCCTTTATAACAGCTTCTCAAACAAATCGTGGAGGTCTTAATGCGGAAGTTATCACAATGGAGTCTATTTCAGAAGCCTTTAATAAGTGTTTCGTTGCTGATTTTATTTTCTCATTATCAAGAACTCCGCAAGATAAGCAAGCTAATTCGGGCAGGATCTTTATTGCTAAGAACCGTAATGGACCAGATGGACTGGTCTTTCATGCTGCCGTTGATTGGTCAACTGTTTCAATAGAGATGCTAGAGAGAGGAGGTGTCGAAGATACACCTGTGTTATCCTCAAAGGAACAAATGCAAAATCTTCAAAAGTATTATACAAAACTAT